GTGTTCATGCCAACCAAGGCAATGCGCAGCGACGCTGGCCAACTCGTCGGCAACAGCCCGAGCCTCGTTGCGCTCTCGCTCCAGCCTTGCCAGCTCATCGGTCGAACGGAGTTCCAATCCGGACAATTTATCTGCAAGTTGTGCCGCATCCTGCACAGCCCGCGCTGCCATTTTCTTAGCCTCTGAAACGCGCTTGTCAGCATTCTCTACTTGTAAAAGCCAATCGGCAGCAGATGCTTTCCGAGCTGCTACCGCCTCGTCGCGCTCGCGCTCCAGTTTTCTGGCAAATTCTACCATCTGATCGAGCATATACTCGTCTTTGCAAACGGCTTTTATTCCATGCAATTCGGAATCTGTTTCTGGTGTATCACTCATTCCACGCCCTCCTGTGAAACATCGTTAGCGCACTCCCAGCATTTCTGTTCAGGCGTGCAAACGGGGCATCTCCCGCACTCCTTTACAAAAGCCAATACATCCTCCGGATGCTTATCTGCAAATTGAGGTTGCGTTGAAAGTAACCCAACCGCAATGCGTAGTTGCTGCCTCGCCTCGTCGCGCTCTTTAATAAGCCTCTCGTAGTGGTTGATGGTCATGGTGGCCATATCCCCATTGGCACGATCCATCAGCGCCTGGTCGCGCTCTTCAGCGAGTTTATTGACTGCCAGCATATGCTCGGTGGCGAGGTCGTCGTATTGCTGCCTCGCCTCGTCGCGCTCGCGCCGGAGCTGCGCGATCATGGAAAGCATTTCGTTCGGAGTCATCCCCTCACCTCCGCTTCACTCTTGCAGTCTTCAGTCGCTACGCAATCGAGATGGTATCTCCCATTTTTCCAAAGCCATAGCTCACGACTCACCGTTTCCAGCTTCTCGTTGTCATGGCGCAAGTTCTTCCGCAGCGTGCGGATCACGCTGGTGAGGTTCATGTTTTCCTCGATGAGCTTTTCGACTTCCGCTTGGAGTCGCCGGTTTTCGTTTAAAATCTCACTCATCGTTGGCCTCCTCTTTGAGTTGATCGACAAAATCCCATGCTTGCTTTGCTCGTAGGTCGAAATACCTGGCCATGAGATGCGCCACGCCTTGTAATGTGGTTTCTTCTGCGGTGCAGAACTCCTCAACCAGGCAGGCTATCTGGCCGAGCATGACCCCGTGTTTTTGTTCGTCACTCATAATTCACTTTCAAAAGTCCGCGCCTTCACGATTAAGCGCCGGGCATTTTCCATGAGGTCAAAGAAAACCTCCTGCTCGCCGATGTCTCGGGTGTATTCCGGTGGTTTCACATAGGTAAGGACGGCGCGGAGGTTGGCGGCCAGCTCGACCGAGAGCTTGCAACAATGCGCCACGCCAGGGTGATCCTGCCACTCGCGGTGACAGGCGGGGCAGGCTATCGCTGAATCAGATACTATTGTCATATTTATGGGTGTTGTATGGGGTTTAAGGGTGAAAGCGCGTGTCCGTCGCGCCCCGGCTCTGAGTCCGTGGTTTGTGGAGACCATTCAGAGGGAGGTCGTTAGTTTTGAGCCATCCGCGCAAATTCCGTTCAGACTGCGGCCTCCTCGCGTGACTCTCACCGACTGGCACTCACGGCTTACCGATTCGCTCATCGCAAAAGACTTAGCTCGATGCGGTGAATCTCGCTCTCGATCTCCGCCAGCATCGACCATTGTTCGCGGTTATAGGTGCCCTTAAACGGGAAATCGCACCGAGAAAATTTGCCGTTCTCGAAGGTAATGATGACTTTACCCAAAATGTCCGGACACTTTGGGGTGGCCGTGTCTGAGGTGAGTTGGAAATGATATTCCGTGATGCTGCGTGTGGATTTGTGGCTGATGGTCATGGTTTTAGTGTTTTAGAATTGAGCCTGTATCTTTTTAATGGTTTACAAGGGTAGATTACATTTACTTCAATTTTCCCTTTTTTATTTATAAAAGTTCCTAATTGAAAATCTTCAGGAAGCTCGTATATGCGAACACGTGAGTCCAAAACATCCCCTTCCCTATCTGCATCCCACCATAAATTAAAATCACATGATGCTGTTAAAATTGATATTGTTCCATCAGGCCATTTTATTAAATATGTGTTCATTTCTGCCTTTCGTTCTGGTTGTTGCTGTAGAGTTTTTCAGTGACATTTCGGAAAACCGTATGCTCCCCCTTGAAATTGAGCTTAATGTCGCCGGACTTCCCGTTTCTTATTTTTGCCACAATCAGAAGTGTATTGTATTCAAGAGGCTCTTCTTCTTCATCGCGTTTTTTGTTTTTATCCAAGCGGTGGATTAAGAGCACAACATCAGCGTCCTGTTCGATGCTTCCGGATTCACGAAGGTTCGAGAGCTTAGGCTTGGCGCTTTCCTCAGCGTCACGGTTGAGCTGCGCCAAGGCTATGATGGGAATATCAAGTTCCTTAGCTGTCTGCTTAATTGCCCTGGAAATCTCGGAGACCTCAAGAGCACGGGAATCACCCGCTCGCTTGGACGATCCTGCCATAAATTGCAGGTAATCGACCACGATTAGGCCGATATTATGCTGGGCTTTAGCGCGCCGCGCACGGGAGCGAAACTGCGCAACGGTAAGCCCCGGCGTGTCGTCGAGGTAAAGAGGCGTTTTCGTAAGGCGAGAGGCCGCAGCGGACACCGTATTCAAATCTCCAGACTTGAAAAAACCGTCGCGCACGCGCTGAAGATCAACACACGCCTCCGAGCAAATAGCCCGCACCATCAATTCTTGGCTTGGCATTTCCACGCTAAAAACAAGAGTTGGAACGGCTTTTTCCATGGAACAATGCAAGGCTATCTGCATGCCGAGCGCCGATTTGCCGCAGGCAGGCCGAGCTGCAATGACGATCATCTGACCGCCAAGAAGCCCGCCGGTGGAGCGGTCCAGATCGTGGACGCCAGTCGTAAGCCCTACAGTTTCTCCTCTGTGGCGATGCACATTCTCGATGTGCTCCACGGCGGCCAGCACGGCGTTTTTGCAGTGCGAGACAGGGTTTTCCCTTGTCGAGTGGTCGCGGAGGGCATACAGGGCCTGCTCGCAGCGTTCTTGGGCATCCTCTGTGGTGAGTGCAAAGTCGTTTGCCGCCTCGGCCATGGCGAGGGCCGCTTGGCGCATGGCACGGCGTTTCCACACATCCAGCACCTCGGCAGCGTAGTGCCGCCAGTTCATGGTGATGGAGAGTTCCTGCACCAGATCAGTGACATAGGCATAGCCGCCCACCTCCTCAAGCTGCCCTACCTTCTCCAACTCGGTCGTGACCAGGATAAGGTCCACCGGCCGGGCGGCCTGCCGCATAGTGGCAACGATACCCATGATCGTCTGGTGCGCTGGCAGCGCAAACTGCTCGGGCGACAGCGCCTCCAGCACGCTATCCGCCGTGCGGCCATCGGTGATCGCCGCGCCGACCACGGCTTTTTCGGCGATTTGATTTTCGGGAAGGATGCTTTTCATTTTTTTGGCAAACGGGAAGCGGCCATGGCTGTGGCCTTACGGAGCGAGGATCCAAAGCCGAGAAGGTGGAAGACCTTGCAACACACTCGCGGATTTTGCTCATAGCCGAGTAAGCGGAATTGCTCGGCCCCGTCCTCGCTCACCACCGGCGAGCCATCCGGATGCGTCATCGGCGTGTAAATAGGGTCTTCCATAGGGCGGCTCTCGTAAGTGCCGACCTGCCAGCGGAGAAAGTCATTTACAGACTCCTCATTGTGTCGCGTCACCACACAGGAGGCTTCCGTGGCGGTGGATTTAATTTCTAATGTTTCGATTATCATGTTGGTTTTTATTATGCTGCTGCGAGTTCGCGTTGTTTTTCACGAACCCAAGATTTCATGCTGTCGGGGAGAAGCGCCCAAGTGGTGAGGTTCACTTCGGGAAATTCCGTCTCGATAAGATCACGCCATCCAGCGGGTTCCGTGGAGACAGGAGCCGACGCGCTCACGCTCGCCCCGCTGCGGCCTGCCCAATCCCGCGCCCGGCTCACCTCGGTGAGGATGTTATTCAAAAGCGTAGCTAAGTCCTTGCGGCGAAACTGCGCCGCCGCGCCTTCTTTTTGGCGATAGGCCCACTCCAGGAAGCGCCATTCGTCTTCGCTCACGGCCGCCGCCGCTTTTTTATTTTTCTCCCA